CTGAGCAACAGCAGCAATGTCTTCAGGGCGAATATCAATATCACCCACTTGAGCATCTTTAACAAATTTATCAATTTTAAATTGGGTATCTAAATCACTAGCACCTTGAGCTAAGTTTCCTTGACCACGACCGAATATATCTCGGAACATTTTGTCACCAATAAGTTGACGCTCAAGAGCTACTTCACCTTGTGTGCCTTTTAATTGTTCGCCAAGAAGCTCATTTTGAGTCTTCATATCTTCAATTCGATTTTTTTCAGCTTGATCACCTGCTTCACGGTAGCCCTTAAATCCTTTACCAGCAGCAACGCCAAAGAAAGGTGTATCAGATAATAAACCTTCTGCTAAACCCATAAGTTGTGGATCATAGTTAAGTCTTTGTTGTCTTGTTTGAAAACTATCAATCATCTTTTGTAGATGTTGATTGTATGCAAGTTGTTGAGTGTGTAAACGTCTTAAAGCATCAGAAGAATATAAAGCTTCTTTTGTTTCAGGTTTCTTTTCTACTTGCGGTGTAGCTTGTACTGCCTCATCAACCGCAGGAGTTTGGTCTTGGTTTTGAAATTGTTCAAGTGCCATATATTATCCTTGATTGATTATAAAGTTTTTAATACTTGCAGGTAATTCTTTAATTGGTTTTAAGCCATCTTGAGATGTGCTACCACCATCTTTAAATCCAAATGAACCTAACATAGTATTAAGAGATGTATTGCCTAAACCTTTTAATGCTTGAATTGCAGCAGCGTCTAAGCCTGCAAATGGATTAGTTGCTGTAGGTGTTGCACCAGTTGTAGTTGTTCCTGTAGTTGATGCAGGAGCACCATACATAAGAGAACCAAGGCCTGATAACAAGCCAGTAATTTGTGCCAATGGTGATTGACCTAATTGACTGACAGTTGCAGGTGAAGTTGTTTGTGCAGTTTCACCAAGTGGTATAGACATTGGGAATAACTTAGCTAAGTTTTGTGCTTGTAGCATTGGATAGTCTAATTGTTTTTGACCAAGCTGTTGTTGTTGTGCGCCTAAATCAGACAATGTTTTTAATCCGCCTGTACCAATATTGTATTGTTCTTGAGCTACATTTCCTAAACCTTGTCCTGCTTGTAATTGACGATTTAAGTCAGAGCCTGCAGCTGACATAGCATTTTGATAGCCAGTATTTAAAGCATTGTATTGTTGGCCAGTAAGATTAGCTTGCATATCAGCTAAAGTTTGACCTCTTGCATTAGCTTGACGTGATGAACCAAAAGAACCTGTGCCAACACCAGCACCAGCAAGAGCTGGCAATACATTACGTTGAATGTTTTGTTGTTGTAATCGACCCATTTCATTAACAACATTACTTACATATGGATTCATGTAAGCATTAACCATTGATGGAGTTGCTGTAGTTCCTGCGGCACCTAATAATGAAGCTGCATCACCTGCAGTTTGTGCACCACTGAATGCTGCATTTGGAGCCATTTGAAAAGCTTGTTGTTGTAATGGGCCAAAGCCTGCTACACCACCTTGTTGAATTGCATTAGCACCTAAGTTGGCAACATCTTGCATGTAATTAGTATAAAACTCAGGAAGTACTTGTTGCTTCTGAGTGGTAGTAGTTACGGTTGGTAGTGGCGACCCAGTAAATATATCAGCCATTATTTTGCTCCTTTAAGGTATGCTAAGGGCGACTTGCTCTTAGGGGGTATTTTATCATGTGACGCACTACGTTTATGTGCACGAATGTTTTTTCTGAAATCATCTAATACTTTAGCGCCTGCTTTATTTGAGCCATTGCCTAATTGTGCAACTGTCTCTGCATCGATAACATATTCACCGTCTGCAAGCATTGCAGGAATATCGTCTGACTGACCATCGCCAGCACCTTCTACATAAGCACCAGTTCTATAGTCTCCACGACCTTGAATAGATGGAACATTAGAGAATGGTTTAGTTGATACAGGAACATTTAAGTTGTCTGTTATTGGTTGGCCACCTAATGAATATCCACGTGATGTTGAAATTTCTTCGCGAGGTGCGAAAGTGCCATTAGGCATTAGCATATATGGTTGTTGGCCTGGCACTTGCTGTCTTAATCCTGTTAGCAATGGATTGTTTGCACCACTAAATCTAAATGTTGGTGATGCAGAGAATGGTGTTTGTTGTGGCATTGCAGGGCCTTGTGTAGGCATAGCAGGACCTTGTGTTGGCATTGCAGTTTGATTTTGTGAAGGCATTAAATTACCTTGTTTAGGCATGCCTTGGTTATACATCATAGGAGGAAAATCTGTTCCTGTTGATGTTGTTGATACATCAGTTCTTTCATATGGCAATGGAATATCATTACCAAATATTGTATTTCCATATCTCTCTTTTAAATCTGCTAAAACTTCAGGCGTAAATGTTGGCGGAGGTGCTACATCAACACCTTGTGTATATATTTCAGAAGGTATTCCTGTGCTTATACCTGTATAGTTTGGATGATCTAAACCGTCATAATAATTACCTTTTTCAGATCCAACACCATAAGTTAAGTATGCGTCAGAACCTAATAAGGCTTGCGCATGGTATGGATCAGACGCAACCATGTTATCTATATCGGAATCAAGCATATAAGGATTTAATTTATGTATTGTATCTATAATGCTTTGTCTTGTTGTATTTCCTGAAGGATCATAACTTGAGATAAATTTATCATAATATGGTGTGTAATCTAATGATGATACTGCTAAATCACTCATGCCACCGTCAGCCATTTTCTTAACAGCTAATCCACCTTTTTTAGAGCTTAATATTTCAGAAGGCGATACAGGTGTGCCATAAGAATATGTTGGGCTTGTTACTGCAGGTGTTGAAGCTACAGAAGGCACAGCTAATGAACTAGATGCTGTTGATGATGTTGTTGGTGTTACAACAGAACTTGAAGTTGTGTCATATACTAAATCACCATTAGCGTCATAAATATTTCCATCAGCATCGCTATAATACATAGGCGCTGAAGGTGTTGTAGTTGCAGGTGTTGTAGTTGTTGGAGTCGTTGTTGGTGTTGCTAATGTAGACAATCCACCTGTTGTTGTGGGAATAGTTGGTGTTGGAGCCGCGGAAGTTGGAGTGCTTGGAGATACGGCTTCGCTACCAAAAGGTGAAACGCCTAAGTTTTGATATAAGGTTGAGTAATCATATGGTGTAGTAGGTGTCCCATATTCTGAATATGGAACAAATCTAGTTGCGCCTGCTGGTGTAGTTCTTGACTTTAATGTGCCAAGCGCTGTCATATCCACACCTTTGTTAGTAGGATGTGATGTGCCTGAATTAATTAATTGAGTAAGTAAAGCTCCTAATCCTGCTCCTGTTAAAGCTTTATTGCTTAATAAATTACTTACTAAAGAAGCAATACTTCCTGCTGATGTATTTGGATCGTAACCACCACCACCTGTATTATCTGCATAAATTGTGTTTCCTGCGGCATCTACAGTATTTTGAGTAGAAGTTGGAGATGTAGAACTTAAAGCAGTGCTTGGAGCCATAGCTGTAGCTGCATCAATAATAGAATCACCGCCAGTTGCAAAGTGTTTTATATTGCCACCTCTTTTAAATAATGGTGTAGGTAATCCGCTACCAATATAGCCACCATCTTTTACATATGTGCCTGTATCTATTGGTGAGTTATCAAATATTGAACCGTCCGCATAACTTCCACCGTCTGTAATATCAGTATAGTCTGTATTAGGATCGTAACCGCCGCCTGTATAACCGTCACTTGCGCCGCCGCCATAAAATTGATCTGAAGTAAGTTGATCACCAGTATTAACATTAGTCCACATGCCATTATCTGAAGCTACATAATAAGTACCACCTGAATTAACAGCGTATAAATTTCCATTTGGATCATAAATATTGCCATAACTATCTTGGAAATATGTGCCTGCGTCTTGATTGTTAGGGGGTGTAGCTGTGTCAGAAGGCCCTGATCCTGTGCCAGTAGATGTGTATCCTGGTATGCTTGTATTAGGTTGAGCAATTACAGTGCCATTGCTCATATTTGTTCCTGCAAGAATATAATTAGATACACCATTTGTTTTACCTAATTGAAGATCAATTTCTGTTTGTGTTGTGCCAGGAGGAAATGCCATACCGCTTACAGTTCCTGTTGATCCACCGCCAATAGGTTTTCCGCTTGCAGTTCCAGTAGTACCTTTTAATGCATTTAAAATAGAATTAGCAATACCGCTTACATTGGGTGCACCTGCTTGTTGCTGATTAGCTCCTTGTTGGTTAGCACCTGCAGTAGTTGTGCCACGATTTTGAGCTGCATAACCTAAAAGACCACCAAACAAACCACCTAGTAAAGGAGAGACTTCATTCTTAACATTTTCAATCTTTGGAGCTGCCATACCTGTTCCACCTGCTGATGTTATAGTGGTTGGAGGTGTAGCCATAGCTGGTTTACCAGTAAGATTGAGGGTAGATTGGTCTATTGTTTGGGGAAGTGCCATAATTTATCCTAAATTTAAACCCAAATTAGCAAGCTGAGTAGTATTAGTCACAGGTGTTAATGTGCTTACATCTACATGAGAAGCTGGCTTATTAGCCAATTGAGCTTGAGGTTGTGTTGTTGATTGTAAACCACTATTAGCCGTTTGTGTAGGTGTTGTAGCGGTATTTGTAACAGTTCCTAAGCCACCAGTTTGTGTGGTTGTAGGTGTTGTTGTAGGTGTAGTTGATGGTAAACCTGTAGGTAAACTACCTGTAAATGGTTTTAAAGAGCTAACATCTACATGTTGTGCAGGCTTAGGTTTAGAAACACTAGGGGTTGTGGTTCCACCCGTCGTACCTGTTCCACCAGTGTTACCACCAGTAATACCTCCCACAATATTACTTACAATCCCTTGCTTAATAGCATTTGTTAGCACATTTTGAATAATATTTGTAGGAGCTGCTGTTAATGTTGAAACATCAACTTTAGACGCAGGAGGTGTAGTTTGTTGTGTTGTAGTTGTAGGTGTTGTTGTATCTGTGCCAGGATATTTAGGTAATTGATCATATGGATTAGTTGTAGTTCCTGTTGTGCTAGTTGTATCTGTTGTAGGTGTGGTTGCTTTATAATCTGCAAACACTTGTGGCGCTTGAGCTCCATATTGCGATGGATCTGTTGAATACTTACTCAAAAAATCAGCTTGTGTTGTAGATAAACTTGGTGCAGTTGTTATGGCGCTAGGGTCAAGTTTTAAGGCAGAATTATTGTAATTTTGTAAATCAGTATAGTATTTAGCAGCATCTGTAAAATTACCTTTAGATAGAGCATCTGCCATTTGAAAATTAGAATAATCCGCTTGAACTTGATTTGTAAGTAAATCGTATTGTGTATTTAATGAATTAAGTTGATTTACATTGTTACCGTAATCAGTAATAAGTTGCGGATTAGAATTAAGTAAATTATCTCTGTATGATAATTGTCTATTCATAGATACTACAGCATCTTGTGGAGGAGCGTTGTTAGTGTCATTTAAATAAGCCGCAAGTGAATTTGCTTGTGTTGCTATAGAATTTGCTTTACTTACATCTCCAGCATCCTTTGCTACTTGCCAATCTGATTTAAGTTGATTGTATTGATCTACTTTATTTTGATAATCATAAATAGGTTTATAATCAGGATTATTTTCAATGTTGTTCTGTACCCTATTAATTTCATCAATGTAATATTGTGAATCTTTAATGCTATTTACAAGCGATGAAGATTTGCCTTGCAATTCATCAAGAGTTGGTAATTTACTTTGAATAGTTGACCATGTTTTTTGAATTGCTTGACTTGTAATAGAGCCTAACCCTGCATTTAAAGCTGCCTTGCCAATATCAGCGCCAGTAATAGCTCCCATTAATCCACCCATGGTTGCAGATCCAGCAGCACTTGCAACTACATTAGCTAATGTGCTATTTCCAAGCGCATCTGCAATTGGCTTTGCAATTAATCCTGATGGATTAAAATCAATACCAAGATTTGTTTTCATCCATGTTGGAGAATTAATATATGGCATTAATCCTGCCGTTGCAATGCTTGCTATACTGCCTCCATTCATTGCAGAAAGAGCAGCATTTCCTACAGCCTTTACCGCTAATTCACTCACACCTAATGCTGTGCTAAGTCCTGGTGCAAAATAATTAAGTGCAACAGTTTCAATTATAGGTAATGCATTGTCGATAACAAACTCGGCAACACTACTTACCGCATCAAATACTGCTGAAATAGGATTAGACATTTTTTAAATTCACTTCTAAATGCTGAACGTTATCTCTTAATTCATTATACACATCAAGTTTTGCAAGCCTTGCTAATCTAATGACTTGTGGATCCAATACATCTGTTTCAATTTTTTCAAATCCTGCTAACTTTAATGCTTTACATCCATTTTTAAATGCTTTTAAAATTTGTTTTGTATCGTCCGCTGTAAACAAATAACAATGATCTGCGGTTTTGCCATTAATGTGATACAAAAATAATGTATTGTGCTCACGTAGCATACGGTATTCATTGCTTTGAATAGCTTTATAAACCCAAGTATAAATTTGCCTCCAATCACGATCAGGATAATATTTTTCTGCGCTATGTTGCACAATCTCTTGTGTGGTCATAGTCCCTGAACCATGCAAAGGATTTTTTTGCTTGGGAGGTTGATATTGTTTTCTTGGTTTAGAACTTTTTGGCATTATTGAACCTTTTGGTTTACACTGTTTACAAGTGCTGACGCCCAATCATCCCAATTTTCAAATTGGTACGGATCAGGTACAGCTTCATTAGCAAATAAGTCAATTCCTTTTAGTCCCGCTCCCCATGCTTGCCACATATCATCATTTACAGGTATTTCTAATTGTTGACCTGCATAACCTTCACACATAAGAGAAGCCCATGAGGTAAATGTGTGATAACGTGGATCGTATACAAGAGCTAAGGCCATTAGTAAGGTCTCACATCTCCAATGTCTGCTGATAACAATAAGTAACCTAATTGATAATCACCATCTACGACATTGCTTTCAAATTTTAATCTTAATTCACGACGTTGTTCTCTCATGTCTATCTTTCCAGTTCCTTCTTGGTAAACATAAGGACCTGTTGTGACATCGTTTGAATCGGCAAAAGGACGACCTGTTACATAAAGATTCATGTTTCCATTTTGTATAAAATCAGGCTCTACGCGCTCTAAACGCAACCAATAATTTGCACCTTCAGGTGTTTGTTGTGATGGACCTCCTGATACCCAGCCTAAATTAGATGTCTCAAAATAACTTTGTATAGCTAGAGGTTCATTGTTAATAATTGCATTTACACCAATTTCATGTTGATACAAACTGACTAAATTTTGTAAATTAGTAGCACTTAATGTAATTTGAAAATTTGACCCTGCAGGAATAAATTTAGCAGTTATGGTAATACTTCCTGTGGAGGCTGAAGAGGTATTTAACACATAAGTTCCTATGCCACCATTGCCTGAACTAAAAGCAGATATGCGCGTTCCAGCCGTAATGCCTGTGCCTGTGACATACTGACCCACATACAATGTTCCTGACGTTACGCCTGTAACCGTCATTGTGGTGCCACTTACGCTACCTGTAACCACTGAAATTTGTTGCGTTAAAATATCATTGGCCTTGTAACCTGACCCTTTGTTAAACATGGTAACGCTAGTAACCGCACCACCTGATACAACAATGTTAGCTGATGCACTTGTTCCTGTAGCGCTTCCTGTAAGGGCTACATTATAATATGTGCCGTTTGTATATCCTGACCCTGCATTACTAATTGTTGGATAAGATGTAATGGCACCTGTTTTATTTATATTCCAATCCATGTTAATTGGGTAATGAAATACTTGCGAGAAATATCCTGCAGAGCGTTGAGCACCTAAAGCAAAGCCTGCATCATACCAACAGTTTTCACGAATGTTGTAAATGATTGCATTGTTGCATTCTGTAGAATCACCATGTGGATAGAACCACCAAATCTCTCCATAACGAGGCACTTTATTTGCATAAACTTTTTGGCGTTGTGCGTAATTTAAATTATCAAAAAAATAATTTTGATTAAAGTTATTTGGTATTTCTTTTACAACACCGTTGTATAACATAAAACGATCAACACCACACCAGTAGTAAATACCATCATATTCAATAACTGATGATGAAGAAAGTATAGATGACTGACTTGTGATAATGTCGTAACGCCAATAGAATGTTGAGGAAGTTCCACCTGCAGAGACAGTGGTAGGTGTATATGAAACACGAATTAAAGAATCTAGTGACCAAAATAATCCTGATGGGGCATTAGAACCGCCTCGAACAGGAAGACCCTTTACTATCTTAGTGGAGGCTACATTTGTTTCATTGGCGTCTGCTGAAACCCAGTCGTTATAATTTCCTGCGCCACTATTTTTAATGAGACCATTATTTCCATATATAAACACATAAGGATGAAGAACAACCACACCACCTGAAACACTAATATTATTGTCAAAGGTAAGTGTAACGCTTGCATTAGTTGCGGTTGCATTATTAGATAATGTTACAGTGGTTCCTACAATAGAGACGACAGTTGTATTTGCAGGAATGCCTGTGCCTGTAACTGTTTGCCCTGCACCAATAAGAAGATTTGCGGTAGCTAATGTAATCGTTGGTAATGTATTTGTTGTAGAAGCTACAGCAGTAAATACACCAATTCTACTTAATGATGTTCCTGTAATGTCTCCGCCTAGAACGGGCGTATTTGATTCATTTGCAATATTGTCAAGATTAAGACCAGGATGGGCTAAAAGTGTTTGAACGCCTGATCCTTGTGCATCAAACTCTGAATCAAACTGCCAAAGATTTGCATCATTAGGTGTAAAGTAAGAAAGAGTCATATCAATGACACCTGTACCAACACCAAGATTATTAATATCTAAGCGTTGAACGCCATTGTTATACCCATTGAATATAGCATTGAATGAGTTTTGTGGATCTAAGTAAATGCCTCGAGAAGGGCCTGCCATTGCAGATGTAATTTCACGATAGCCTAATATTTTTCTAGGGCGACCACGTTGAAAGCGAACCCACTTACCGTCTTGATAGTAATTTCTATCCATGACAGTACCATCACGTTGTACGCCTGGTTGCGTGTCAGGAGCAAAGACCTTCTTGGTCATTAGAAGGTTCCCCCAAGAACTCCTCCGCTAAAAGTTCCTGTACCCACTACTGATATACCTGATGCATTGACTTCAAAAGCATTAGAGCCAAGGATAGATACATCCCATGTTCCTGTACCTGCTCTATACACCCCTGTGCTAGGTTCTGATGCAAAATACAATGAAGGATTAGCTGCACTACCATTTGCTAAAGAATTTACAGAAGCGCCCGCTTGCACAGTGTTTGCATTGTAAAAATTAACGCCATCACATATTAATGTAGATTGATTTCCTGAGCTCACTGTTGCATTAGCACCACCTGCTACCCCTGTTGAGACAGTTAATGTATTACCACCTGCAACGGTTTGATTACTTACAACATAGAAGGCAACGACAGGAGGATAGTAAACAGTAACATTGCCAGTCAATGTGCCTACATATCCTTGAATAAGAGATTGAGCTTCTGTGGCTGATAATGTGTAGCTTCCTGTTGTAACTTGTTTTGTAATTGAACTAAATAAAAATCGTGTGCTTACGCCATATCCTACAGTTATAAAATTAGATCCATCGCAAACAATAATACATGACTCATTAGGTTGAAATGCTTTAGATGAAGCAAGATCAATTGTGTTACCACCTGATGTTGATACCGTTAAAGTGCCTGTACCATTATTTTTAAGAAAACAAAACCAGTCATTATCAAGCGTTGAGGCTAATGGAAGTGTTGCTGAGCCTGCTCCACCTGACCAAATTTTAGTTTGTGCTCTGTCACTTGATGTAAATGTATATCCCGCTGTAATACTTGATGCAGGAGATGTTTGATTGAGCGTTGTGCCAATTGCTTTTAAGCCGCTTCCCGCTAAAGCCGAGGCATCAGGAGATGATGCGCCCGTGCCAAATGCTAAACTATTCCATGTGCCTGCAACTGTGGCATTGTCAGTAAGAAACACATATCTTGATTGGCCTGCGGTTACTGTTGTAATTGTAGAGCCACTTGCATTTTTAATAGTTAAGTTATATGCGCTTGGGTTTTTAATTAAGGTATCTTCACCAACAGACACTTGATTTGCGGGAGGCAATAACACTGACAATCCACTTGTAGATGGTGTAATTACCATAATACGAGCCACTACATTAGTAGACGTATTACCGTTGATAGGCCATACAAGCGTTAAATCAGATGATATTGAATAGGCAACATAACTGACATCCGTAGGTTGTATAATGTCGCCTGTAAATGGATTTACATAAGAGGTCATAATTAAGTGTCAAGAACAGTTGCCTGTCTGTCTCCAATACGTTGAGTGTTTTCTGTTTTGAGTGTGTTCATAATGGCAGTGTATTGTTGTTGCCACATAGGGGTACGCTCATCATTTTTTAAGAATGGCATTGCCTGTAGAAGTGAACCGTAAAGCAATGCTTGTGGTGCATAGATAGTAAACCAATTAGTTTGGTTCGTAGAGTCAAGTGGTTGGACTCGTTCATAATATAAGACTTGGAAATTATAAGCCGTATTAGGTGTTGGAGCGATTAACCAATGGCTGTAATCATAATCGCAATAGAATTTAGGTATATCTGTATTGCCTTCATTAGGCCAATATTCACGCAAGTATTCGTATGTTCTAAGTAAAATAGGTTGTCTTTCATTGGCTACAACCACATTCATAGAAACTGTTTTGTGCCACCTAGCTGGCTTTTGGAGGATGTTTGATCCTGCCACTAAGGTAGAGTTTGCTACAGTTAAGTTACCAAGAAACTTGATTTCAGACGCAATGACTTGCTCTGCCAACATAATAAAAAGTGGAATTTTTTCAAGCGTAGCTATGTCTGTACGCTCTAAATAAGACTGAATGTTTTCGACCAAACTATCATAGGTCATTGCTACTGCGGTGGTCATTAATTAACCTCGTAAAAATAATTGATATTCATCATTACGACGTTTTACAAGACCTTTCACAATCTTCCCGCCTGCCCTATTATATCTTAAAATTTGCTCTGCAGCACCCTTTTTATTGCCTCTAAGGATCTGTTGACGGAGGGTTGATCTTTGAAGTGTTCCCAAACCAAGATTAAAAGCAAAAGATATAAGACTATCAAACTCACATTGTTTAAGAGGCACAGGAAGTTGCAAAGCAACTCCTCTTTCAAATCTATTGAGATCCCGTACAAGGAGTGCATCTATTTCCTCTAAAGTAAGTACTCTATTCCAAGAGTCAGGAAGAGACTTGCCATTGCCAATAAGGTGGCCAACTCCGACTGTCCATAAGCCAATACAATCTTTGTAAGGCTTTGCTCTAACGCCCTCATGGTGTTTAATAAGTCTAAGTCCTTTACTTGAAACGCGCATTTACTTTTTAGCAAAAGCTCGTGAACCAAAATGGAACATGATAATGGCTGACCAAATTTGTTGTGTTTGATCATCCCAAATAATGTCAATTAAAGCGCCTGCATCCATGCCCTTATTCCATCCATATATAAAACTAGCAATTTCTATAACTACAAACAAGGCAAATAAACCCAATGATATTACAGGCCTAACAGCAGCTCTTGCTGTATGAATCCATGGCGCTGCCTTATCATCTTCTGATAATTTTGAATCGTTAGCATATAAAGCAACCATTTCATCAGATTGTGATTGTGTTTGAATTTCTTCTAACTTGATGGACTATTTTTTCTTGTGATGCAAAGCCTTTTTCGGCTAATGCTAACTCACGGTCAATCTGTAACTGTGCCATTTCACGCTCATGTTTTTGGTCAGATTTTTGTTGAAAAAAGTTAAGCACTGATGGGAGTGCTGATGTTGTAAAACCCAATAATGATCCAAGTAAGCTAAACATTATTTATTTCCCCTTGTTTTTTCATGCTCTTCAAGTATGCGAATACGTACATTGAGTTCACCTATCTGAGCTCTTATTTCTTCTTTAAGTTTAGCCCTTGCTTCTGCTGATATAGGACTATCAGTTGGCACACCTTGAGCAGTTATAAGCGCAGGCATTTTAGATTTAATATCTATAAGGTCAGCTTGCATACCTGATAAAGACGACAATATCCAAGCAATGGCTGAAACCATTACAGGAAATAACATAGGAGCTATTTTATTAAAATCCATTTTTTTACTTTAAAACAATGCTAAGTAATAAGAGAATAATGGCACCCGCAGATGCCATTAGGATACCTTCTAATCTTTTGAGTCTTGCATTAATTGCTTCATAACGAATTGAACAAACCTCTTCATGGGTAGAAAGACGGCTTGATATTTCTTCAGGTTGATGAGACATATTACGTCCTTCCTTGCATATTTGGTATGCGTCTCACAACGCTTTCACCGTCTTTAAGTTCCATAATTTTTCCTTACATAATTATGCAGCTTCTATTGGCGTAGCTTCTTGTGCTGCCTGTGCTTCTGCTGCGGATTTGTTAATTTCTTCTACTTGAGGCAAACCTTGAGCTCTGATTTTTTCAATCAAAGTATATACATTTTGATAGGGTAATGTACCTAAGTTCGCAAGTAAAGCATTTGTTTCATCTAAAGATAATTCTAATTTAATCATTTTTAATATTCCTTTTTAATTTATGGCTTTGATTGATATAACTTTTTTGGGTTTTCTTAAATTTTCAGGCTTTCCATGTATCCACCAAAAAATATCTTGCCTATCTTTCCTTTGCTCACCTTCAATGTAAATTGGTATATGACCTGTTATTACTTCAAAAGCATTCGCAAAAAGCGCGATAGAATCGCTAAAAGCATTGTTACATGAAGCCTCCCATAATTCTCCAGTTAAAAATAAACATGCCCCTTGACATATATGAATTATAGGACATTTAGGGCATTCTTCTCTGTCACTCCAATGAGTTCCGCTATTAATTATAACAGAATCCAAATCATCAACAGTTCCTAATTTATGGCTAATACCAGCCGGGTTTGATGATATGGCACTTACATTTTGACATGTTAAAACATTACCATTTAAGTCAACAGCTATGTTGGAAGATTTATCCATACTGCATTTTTGACCTAAAGTATTTAAATTTTTTCCTAACTCAATTGATCGAATAAAATTATGTACTTTTTGATTAAGCTGAATAAAACGCTTAGCTTTTGAGTCTCTAACTTCAATATATGATTTATATCTATATGCTAAATCTTGCTCTTCATCTAATAATGAATTTTCCATTCCGCCTTCATCATAAGCATCAACAAATCCACCTTCTCCAAACACTAGATATTGAAGATATTCTTCTCCAATGTTTTCTTTTACAAAATCTTCAAAAAATTTTGAAATAGCTTCTTTGCTTGTATTTTTTGCATTTACCATTGGGTTAATTGACATTTTTCCTTTTGTGGCAAATCTTTTAAATAATTCAATAATTGCTTGTTTTGATTTGTAGTCATCTAAAGGATCGGGACCCCTTACTGGCTGGCCTGGACCATCATGAGACAAACTAACTTGAAAGTTATACTTTTCAAGCCAATCTATTTTTTCATTATCCAACAAACTTCCATTTGTAATAACGCTAGGTGTACTATTTGGATATTTAGCTGCAATTTGTTCTGCCAAAGGCTTCATTGTTTTCCAATAAACAAAAGGCTCTCCACCCCAGTATTCAAATTTAACTCCTGTGCCATCTCCATTTTTACCTCCATCAAACCAAGTAGACATTTTTTCCACAAAATTATCTACATCATTTGGGTTTGTTTCATCAGAATGAGGCACAAATCTTTGAGAACAATACTCGCATTCAAAATTGCATGACAACCCTAATTGAATTTTAATAACTTCAAGATTGGTCTTTCCTTTTTGTAAGGACGCTTTAGTTTTTGGGGCGTCTTGCTTCAAAACCCCCTGCATAACATCTTCACCATTTTCATGATAAATACGACTTATGTCGGTATCATAAAAAAATATTTTTTGTTTTTGTGTTGTCGCTTCTTGTCCATATATTTTAAATATTGGCATATTAATTCCTTGGAATATATTTATAAAACCATTGATCAGAAGGCTCTAAATGAAGACCTACAGTAACTCTTAATTTATTTTTTGCATATGTAGATGGCATTTCAGGGAAATGTGCTAAATGTGCAGGAAATAAAACGGCTCGATTAGGTACGTAATTAATAACATCTATGCCAAAAGATGGATTTGGATTTTTAGTAAATTCCATAGTTTTCCAAGCATTAGGATCTTTATAAATTCTTAAATTTCCATTCCATTTTTCATTCCACTCAGGTGATGCAAACCACACAAGTGACATATCCCCAAGCTTTCCATCTACATGTATATGAGAGTCTATGAGGGCTGTAGAACCATTAATACCTACTCTTTTTACAGCAACCGATGTATCTATTTTTTTTTGTAATTGGGCATATAGAATAGCACCAATTGACTCTTCAATTTCAGGCTTAAATATTCTCCATACTTTAGTGCCTTTTATCTCGCCTTTAAAAGATGGAAAACGCCAATTATCCCCACTAAAATAGTCAATACATTTATCCCAATCTTCTTTAGGTAAAAAGTTATCTATTATTTTTATCATAGATTAATAAATGAATTTGATTGTTGTCTGTCTTTAATTCGTGCATTCATTACAATCAATATCCTATCTTTTTGACCTTTATACATTTCAGATTCATGAAACATATAGGCTGGATGAATAATAAATAGGTTTGGCACAGGCATAAGCTGAACAAGCATATTGTGGTTTAAGCCTCTTGATCTTTGCGCAATTGGATCTATAAGCAAAAATCTTCCATTATCTCTATCACAAGTTTCTTCATTGGTATCTACTACATCCAAATCAACATAAAACACACCAACATAATCAATACCTCTGTGGGTATGAGGTCTAGCCCTATCTCCATAATTAAATCTACGCGGGAAAACATTAATTTCAATATCTAGCTCTTCAGGTTTAATAAAACCCTCTATAGCAAGAAAGTTATATAGTCTTTGTTTTACAAGATCCCTAAATTTTTGAATAGGCTCATCAGTCTCTTTAAATAAATTAGGAATAGTTATATTGGCATTAAATATTTCAGGAACGCCATTATATTTGTCTATATGCGGAAGTATTGTTGAATGAAGATTTTGAAGGTCTTGGGGCGATAAAAATTCATGCTCAACCCAAATGTTAGTAGGCCACAGTTGATGTAACATGACTATATTTTTTTGTAGAATGGATGCTGAATTGGTTCGGCAATTCTAATAACTACAGTAAAAAAATATCTTGTTTTTTGACCTAAATAAGGCTCACTTTGATGAAATAAATATGCTGGATGCATAATAAAAAATTTTGGTGTTGGCACAAGATCAAGGCACATTGTATGATTTAAAGCTCTTGATCTTTGAGAGATTGGATCAGTTAAAATAAGCCTGCCTTTAGGCTGTCTAAAATTATCTTCTCCTGGAGTATTTACTACATCAAGATCCGCATAATAAACGCCAACATAATCACATCCTCTGTGATTATGAGTTTTGCTTCTGTCACCATGTTCATGTTGTCTAGCAGCAGCCACAGCTTCGATTTCATACTTTTCAGGATTAATAAATCCTTCAGCATGCATCATCATTAATGTTCTTGATTTTATGTATTCTCTGAATTTATGAATTACAGGATGGTCAACTTCTAAAAGGTTATAGCCTTTTCGGTTAGGGTCTAGAATATCGGGAATATGTTTAAATTCTTTTGAATGCTCAATACCAATTCTAATAAGCTCTTGATTTTCTTCATCGCTAATATCAACATTTTCCATGAAAATATTAACAGGCCAATGTTGTTGAATTATTAAATTAGTATTTTCTAGTTTCATACATTAATCTCCGCTTTTCCTGTATAGAACTTAAATCCCGCCTTTACCTTTCCTTTACCTTTAAATAAAAGTTTGGTTTGTGCGCGACCAAATTCGTCAGTAGTTAGTCTGTTTTCTTGCAATAAGCCAGTCGTTGTTTCTAAATATACTTCAATATCTTTTTTATGTGCTTCTGTGCCATTGGCATTTAAAAGTTGTGCATAAACTACATCATCTTTAAATTCTAATGCTATTGATGGCAACATTGGGATTATATCATCCAATCCATTAGCATTAATAGTTTCAATGAAATTATCACCTTGCTCTATACCATTAATTGTGATTGTTTTTGCTGGAAGGAATACTATCCAATCCTCAATAGGAGAATCAGGCCAAGGACGAGCAAAACAGAATCCTTGCTGAACTCCTAAAATAGAAGCGACAACATGACCTGTAGTTGATTTTGAATCAACAGTATGTCTAAAAAAATCATATACTCTTATTTTTTCATGAAGCCTAAAACCAACACCGATAATTGCATGAGGTTGATTAATTTTTTCATTTGAAGATGTATCTCTATTAAGGTCTTTTAATGATAAATATCCAAAATACCTATCAGTCTGATTCATGTTCATTTCGCGTCTATGTGAAACAACACAATCTTTACTTCCAACAATAGTTATATCGTAATGAATACCTTCATTGTCATGATTAATAATTAAATTGTTTGGAGACTGCTCTTGGCCTATATGAGGAAGCTTTTTGTATCCAATCATTTAAATTGTTATCTCCGTTTTACCTGAGAAGTATTTAAATCCTGCTTTAACTTTTCCTTCTTCTGCACCCACTACTGTAGTGGTAGCAATGCCGTCTGCATTAGTTAATGCTCTACCTTTAGTTAGGTAACCTGCGGTAGTTTCAAAATAAATTTCAACATTGTTTTTTGCTTCATTAGCTCCGTTAAAAGAAATTAATTGAGCTGAAATAATGCCGTCATTATTTGTTAATGATATACTTGGTAATAATTCATTGCAAGTCTCACCAAAATTTTTACCTTGATGATCAATATTATATGATTGTGTTACTTGTACACCGTCCACTGTTAATGTGTCCGCTCCAACAACAAATGTCCAGTCAGAAATAGGTGAATTTTTATATGGAACAAAAGCAATAATTAATGGAGAATAGCCATTCTTTTTATATCCGCTTGAGCCAATTCCGCTTTTGCTTTCTAAGCTATGTTTTAAAATATTAATTGACTTAAGTTTCTTTTCAAGTCTACTCCATACAATTGCATAGACAGCGTGATCATAACTTTCATCTTTATACATAATTGAATCGTATGTAATATCACTGAAGTTGAATGACTGCACAACTAAAGGCTCAGTCATCATCTCTCCACTTGTTAAATCCTTTTCAACATAAATTTTAATGTCAAATTTAGTATCAGATGTGACTAAATCAACATTAATATTATGTTTAAATGGTTGTTCTCTAGTAAAAATTTTCATAATATTTCCTTAACAGTTACAGGCACAATTGCAGTTGAAAGATGCGTTTAATGTTACAGTGGTTCCAGCTTTTGTTAGAGACATACTTCCCTGATAATCATGTCTGTTTCTACTTCCACCCCAGCTAAAGGAAGCAGCACCGCCGCCATTAGCTACAGTGGCATATCCAACATTATTGGTATATGAGCTTGTTGTTGTAGGTACAACAGCTGCAGTTGTTTGTATTGATGCATCAGGGAATGTTACTCCTGTACTACTTAATATTGTCGACATAATTTACCTTTAACAATTACAGTTACAATTGCAATTGACACTACCACTCATTGACATTGTACCACCTGATCCAGCTAAACTAACAGAAAAGCTAGGGGATCCGCCACTTCCGCCACCACTTACTGTGCCAGTTACTGTATTCATAAAATTTGATGTATTAGTTAAAGAGCTAATATTAGTAGGCACAGTTGCCGCTACTGTTTGTATTGTTGCATCAGGAAACTGAATCCCTGTAGAAACTAATGTTGTAGCCATTTATTTTCCTTTAACAATTACAAGCACAATTACAATTTGCCGATGCAACAAAGGTTGCAGTTGTTCCTACTTTAGATATACTTGCATTTAAATCATAATTCATCCCTGAGCCCATATTATAAGACCATGAGTAAGACCCTGAAGCTGCAGTTACATATCCTGAGTCATTAGTAAAAGAACTGATATTGGTGGGAACAACAGCTGCTGCTGTTTGGATTGACCCAGCAGGAAATGTAACGCCAGTTGAACTTAATATAACAGCCATTTATTATTCCTTATTTTCCAATGCTTTTACTTTTGCTGATAATTCTTTAACTGCTTCAATTAACAACGGTGTTAAGCGCTCATACCAAATAGTTAAGTATTGTGCATCAATTGGTGCTTCAGTCACGATTTCAGGTAATATAGCTTGTACTTGTTGTGCTGACACACCAACTTCACGTCTTGGAGTATAACCTAATGATTGAGCTAATTCATTAGCTTCATAATAGAAACCATTCAAAGCTTCTACTTTTTCTAAAGCATTTTGAATATTACCTAGGTTTGTTTTTAAACGTTCATCTGAGTAATAAGCTGTAATAGCAGCGGTTGCGCGAATTTCACCTGCTGTTCCCGATGCAGCTGTACCTACGCCAAACGATCCAAATTGTACATTTGATGCTGTACCAATTGATTGTGGAGTTGATAATGTCACCGCACCTGTTGATGCTGATGCAATAACTTGGTTAGCTGTACCAGTAATAGAAGACACACCGCCTGATGCTGGGGTTGCCCATGAAGGAATACCACCTGATACTGTTAAAACTTGACCTGTTGTACCAACGCCTAATTTAGACCAAACATTTGATGCTGAGCCATAAATAATATCGCCAGTAGTTACTGTAGATTGTCCTGTACCACCATTTGCTACTGCTAGTGTACCTGCTACAGAAACAGCTCCTGATGTTGCGGTTGATGGCGTTAATCCTGTTGAACCAAAGCTGATTGTTGTAACGCCACCGCTTGCCGTTGCCCATGAAGGAACACCTGAGGCTAATGTTAATACTTGACCGTTAGCACCTGCAGCTAGTTTAGATAATGTGTTTGTAGCTGATGCGTAAAGAATATCACCAGTTGTATATGTTGATTGCGCAGTACCACCGTTAGTTGCACCTAGTGTACCAGTGACACCAGTCGATAAAGGAAGGCCTGTAGCATTAGTTAATACTGCTGCTGATGGAGTTCCTAAGGCTGGAGTTACTAATGTAGGTGATGTTGCTAAAACTACAGAGCCTGAACCTGTTGTAGCAAGGTTACCAAGAGTACCAGCATTGTTATAAAGAATATAACCTGATGTACCACTTGTAACAGATGTTGTTCCTACAGTAAGATTTGAACCCGCGGTTGACGCTAATAACTTTACTGTACCTGATGAGTTTTTAAAGTATAACTTTTCATCAAGAATGTTAATAGCCAACTCACCGCTTACTAAATTAGAGGATGACGGAGCAGTTGAGGCTGTCGTTGAATAGTAAAGTTGTATTGGGGTATATCCATTAGCTGCCATAATTAAGTCCTTTTAGAGCCTAAAGTTTATCATAAATTAGAAAGTTCCACCACTTATGCCGCCTGTAATTGCATTTGTAGATGAATTATAGGTTAAGTTTGTGTTGGTTAAGATTGGTAAATTACCTGTCGTTGCAGTCACAAAAGTCAAGTAGTTTGTGGTTGCGGCACCTGTAGTAATTGCTGTATTTGCTGCGTTTGTTGCATTTGTAATAGCCGATGATCCAATGGCTGTAGCAATTTGTGCGCCAGTTGCAGCTGTGAATGCTGATGAACCGTTACCATAAAGAACACCAGTAAGTGTTGTTGCACCTGAACCGCCTGAAGCGACAGGCAATGTTCCTGTAGTTAAAGCTGATGTTGAGGTTGCATAAACTGCACCACCGTTAGTAAATGATGTTAAGCCAGTACCACCGTTAGTTGTAGCTAAGGTACCTGCTAGTGTTACTGCACCACTTGTAGCTGTTGATGGTGTAAAACCAGTAGATCCTGCGCTGAATGAAGACACACCGCTTGTAGGAGCAGTCCAAGATGCAGTAGTTCCGTTAGAAGTTAGTATGTAAGTATTCGCGCCAATAGCAAGTCTGCCTGCAGTGTTAACGCCTGTGCCAATAATTAAGTCACCAGCAGTTGTAATTGGACTTAATGCATTAAATGCGGCTGATGCAGTCGTTTGACCTGTACCACCATTAGCGATTGGCAATGTGCCAGTAACGCCTGTAGATAAAGGCAATCCAGTAGCATTTGTCAATGTGACTGATGTTGGAGTACCTAAGATAGGTGTGACTAGTGTTGGGCTTGTGGCAAATACTAACGAACCTGAGCCTGTTTCATCAGTTACGGCAGAGGCTAAATTAGCACTTGTTGGTGTACCTAAGAATGTTGCTACACCCGTGCCAAGATCACTGACGCCTGAACTGATGGGTAAGCCAGTACAGTTAGTTAATGTGCCTGATGTTGGTGTTCCGAGTAAAGGAGTAACTAATGTAGGGGAAGTAGATAAAACATTGCTTCCTGTGCCTGTTGAGGTTGTAACGCCAGTACCACCAGCTAATACTGGTAAAGTGCCGGCAGTTAATGCTGAGCTTGATGTCGAGTAAATAGCATTGTTGGCTGCAGTAAATCCTGTAAGCCCTGTACCGCCGTTGGTAGTACCTAATGTACCAGTCACGCCGGTTGTTAACGGCAAACCTGTAGCGTTAGTTAATGTCAGCGCTGTAGGGGTTCCAAGCGCTGGAGTTACAAGTGTTGGTGATGTAGACAACACTACATTGCCAGTACCTGTAGTTGCAGTAGAAGATGCTGCTGTTAATTGACCTTGTGCATTAACTGTGAAGTTACCAAGTGTGTAAGAGCCTGCAGTTACTGTGGTGTCTGAAATACTTACAGTGGATCCTACAAGTTGCAATCCTGTGCCCCATGTATAACCGCCTGAAGGGCCACCAACTTGCGTAAAGTTAATAGGTGTTGTTCCTACTGTAATAGGAAGCTCTGTTGTTTGCACCCATGTTGTTGTAGCTTGTGACGCGCCACCAATAATGTATACAGTATCGCCTGGAGCAATTTCACCAGTGCCTGTTCCAGCTGTGTCATAATCCGTTGCACGGATCATTGACCAATTGGTTGATGCCGAACCTTGATTAGTTAAGTTATAAACGCCATTATAAGCACCATTAGACTCATTTTTAATCAATAAACGAATTTGATTTGTTGCATCTGTTGAGGTCATTGTGTGACCATCAATTACTAAAGCAGCTTGTGTTCCTGCATTAGTAAGTGTTGCGCCAACACCCGATGAACCGTTGTTATAAGTAACTGAACCTAAATCTACTGTTGTAGCATATTGTGCAGGATCATGATAATTGGTGTTTGAAATAGCAGCATCTACATATTGTTTTGTAGCAAGCTCTAATGGTTGTGTTGGATTTTGTGTAACAGTTACAGAAGTTAATCCTGCAGGTGTTAATGTAGAACTACCAAGAGCTATAGGAGTTGTACCAATAGTAATTGTGCTATTTGTAAGTGAGCTATTTGGTATGTTGCTTAATGTATTTAAGCCAGCATTGATTGTTTTGTTTGTAAGAGCTTGTGAGCCAGTTAATGTAGCTACAGTTGAGTCAATAGCAACAGTAACCGCAGAAGAGCCATTA